GCACAAAACAAAGCTTTCGAGTCTAATGCCAAAGCAGCTAACCAAGCTAAGATGGACGAAGATAGAGCGATTAATCTTCAGGAAGCTCAGGAGCAAGAAGCAACAGCAGCCCAATCCATTGAACAGGACAGACAGACACAAGGGTTAGCTGCAAAAGCTACCGTAGCAGGTGGCGAGAGCGGTGGCTTCCTAAACAACAACGCTGTTGTCCAAGACATCATGCGACAAGGTTTAGAGTCCAACACAATGAGCGGACAGAACCTTGAGCGTACTCAAGCACAGTTAGGTGAGCAGCGCTTAGGGGCTACATCAAGAGCGCAGTCACGTATTAACTCTGTGTCTAAAGCAAGCCCTATGGCTACAGCCCTAAAGATAGGGTCGGCTGGTGTTAATACTACTGCTCAGTATAAATCAGGCGGCTTCGGTGAAATTGAGTAATAAAGGAAACAACAATGGCAAAGAATAAATCAATACGACAGGGTGCGGGTGATTTACGTAACCCGGCAGTGCGTACTGGCTACCAAGTCAAAGCTCAACCTGTTGACACCTTTGTACGGACAAACGCTGGCCAACGTGGAAAGATGATTGCGGATGCTTTGGGTCAGGTTAGCGGTGCTGTAAGTAACTTAGGGGCGGCTAATGCTAAGGTAGCTGCGGAAGAAGAACGTCTTAGAGAAAAACTAGAACGCAAAGCCACAGCTTTACAAAAAGACCAAGCAAGGGTAGAGGCAAGCCGTCAAGCAGCTCTTTTTGAAGGAGCGCAGGCAAGCCAGAACTATGATGAAAACAGCTCTTTTAATAATATCTTCACTAGCTGGGCAAGTAGTGAGGAGGGAGCAGGCTATAACGAAACCTTTGAAGGTTATAAGGATAACCCAGAAGCACAAGCAGTATTCGCAAACACCTTTAGGCTCCAAACTGAAGCCAACCTTATCAAAGGTATTAATGAGTCTATCTTAACACAGAAGAAAGATGTTATTAGTAATATACTTCCAACAGTTTGGAAAGAAGCTCAGGATAATAACCCTAAAGACCCTACAGCAGCCTTTAGAGCTACTGAATCACAGCTCTTTACTAGACTTACAGCTAAACCTGAAGATGGTGGTTATGGTTTAAAGAACGAGATTGCCGCTGGTATGTTAGGGGACATCTTTAACACCTACGCACTCTCAAGGGACGAGAATGGTCGTGCCAATACACACTTAGCAGAGCAGTACATTCTCTCTGGTAAGGGTGGTGATGACATGAGAGAAAAACTTACCACTACTGTTATTAGACAGAAATCTTTAGCTGGCTCAGAGAGAAACTTAAAGAGAACTGAAGATAAGATTGAAGAGGACAAAAGAACCAAAGAGTTAGAGGTACAGCTAAGGTCTGGTGAATGGGTTACACCCGATGCTAATATTTTAGCTAACAACGCTCTAACAGATAATCAAAAAATATATCTTGTAGACATTAACCAAAAAGTAAATCAACAAAAAGCAATAGAGGCAGAACCTGCTCTAAAAGCTGAAGCTAAGAAACTCTTTCTTAAAACTAAACGTGATTTGGCGAAGGCGGCAGTGAGAGAAGACTTTACTGCTTTTGGTTTTGCTGAGGGTGTTATCCCTACCGCTGAAGAGTTAGAAACAAAACTGTCTGAATTGTATCTCGGTAAGATGGCTAACGAAAACGATTTCAATATGCTTTTAGAAAGCGCCCAGAAGAGCCTAAGTATTAATGAGTTCATTGATAACACAGAGGCTTCAAAACCCCTTAAGGTTCAGTTTAACCAACTTAAAGATCAATTTAAGGGTACTATTTTTGCTAGGGCCATGAAGAACTACTCTAAAGCAATGTTGGAGGGCACGCCTGTTCTAACATATCTTGAGGGTGAGCTTAAGCGTGAGGTATATGGAGCTGTAGAAGAGCATATAGAGGGTGGTAATAATTTAACTACAAAAACATTATCAGGTTTTTATGAGGAAGCTGCCCAAAAAGTAATGCAGCCTATTATAGAATATGTCAACAGTGATAATAAAATACAATTTCTTGAGGATGCGGTAGAACCTCCTGAAGAAGGTAGTAGTGGGCTAGAAATAGGCACTATTGACCAAGGCTTCAAGTATATAGGGGGAGATCCCAGTAAGAAAGAAAGCTGGGTTCCCGTAGAAGAAGCAAAGCCTTAAAAACCAGCACCAATATAAACATCGGAGTAAATAAATGACAAACCCTTGGGAAAAGAACTACGAAGTGGAGACAGTAAAACGTCCTTGGGAAAAGACTTATACAACACCTGTCCCCACCTACGACTCTTCTATCATTCCAGCCTATGAAGATTTATCTACACATACCCCTTGGCTTAAGGCTGCGGAAGAGATTTATAACATAGATAAAACTGAACAGACTAAGTGGAGTGGTACAGATGAAGAGTTAGCCCAGTACGGTATTGAACACATGGCTTGGTTTAACTCTAACTTTACTCTAGGTATGGCTGTGGATGCAGTGAAGCTCCAATCCGCTACCCAAGAACAGAAAGAAGCCTTCCTCTACATGATGGAAACATTCGATGAGATTGATGAGCCTAACCTCGAAGCTCTTGGAAGATTTACCAAAGGCTTCTTAACTGATCCTGCAACCTATGTAGGTATCACTACACTTGGCTTTGGTTTAGCTGGCAAGGAAGTTGGTAAGGTAGCCACCAAACAAGGTCTTAAAGAACTCCTCAAACAAGGTATCAAACGTGGTGGTACAATAGGGGCTATTGAAGGCGGTATCTACGGAGCTGCTGATGCGCGTATACGAGAAGGTATCCGTGTAGGCGGTGGCGCTCAAGACTCTGTAGATTATGGTAACGTGCTTACAGGCACAGCTATAGGTGCTGTTGGAGGGGCAATTCTAGGTACTGCGGCTGATACTGGTGTAACAGCTATTACCAACAAGGTTGCTAGAAAAGATAAACTAAAGCAGATTAAAGCTGAAAGAGAAAACCGATCAATCAAGGTTGATGAGGTAGATGAAGCAGATAAAGTTGAAGTCCCTAAAAGCACCCTAGAGGAACCTTCAGTTACTCCTAAGCAAGAAGAAACACCTGAAGTCTTAGACATAGATGGGGTTCTCATTGAGATCCCTTACTACAACACAGCCTTAACAGCTCCTTTAAGAAACATGGAGTCTATTACAGAGAGGGCAGCAAGTTTAATCCCTGACATCATTAAGATGACCCCTGCGAGGTTTGTTAAACTAGCAGATCATATCCGCAATAGTGAGCTTACTGTAGAGTCACGTGCAAACATTGATCAGGTTATCCAAGGTGTCCGTGACCACTTCTTACGTGAGCAAGATGAATTGCTAGAGAAGTGGCAAAAGGCTTCAACACCTGAACAAGAAATAAAACTTCGTGAACAAATCCTCCAAGCCGAGGCTAACGCATCTCCTATCTACGACCTTGATGCTGACTTAGCTGGCGCTCAGGGTATGGCACTCAAACAACGTGATGGTATCTTTATTAGTGGTAAAGGTTATTCAATGGCGGAGCTTAAAGAAGAGTTCCCTGATTTGTCTGAGGCTGAACTTTTAGTCAAGAAGAAGGAAGCTATAGAAGAGGGCATCGAGAAAACTAAACTGAGTCAAGTAAGAGCAAAGTATGACGCTAAGTTAAAAGAGGCTCTTGAGAACAATGATCCTGCTACTTACCTCAAACTAAGTCGAGAAAAAAGGGAAGAGCTTAATAAGGTTATTGATGATGCCGATCCTGATTTAAACAACCTCGAACAAAAACCCGGAGCAACTAAAAATAAACCAAAAAGAAGTTTACTTGACAAGTTTAAACACCAACTCCTAGAAAGATCCAAAGATGCAGTAGAGCTTACCATTGGTAACGTATTCTCGGTGAGTACCTTACTGCTGAACGTGGGTGTGTCTAGTTTAAAGACTATCTACAGACCTGCACTAGACTTTGCTCTAGGTGGTAAGTGGAACAAACAAGCCCGTTTAGAAATGATGGCTGGCTATGCTGGTATAAAAGCTATGCGTCAGTCTGCGTTTAAAGCGGCTGCTATGGCTTTTAAATACGAGAAGCAGATAGCTACCTTTGAAACCAACAAGATGTTCGATGAGGATATTAGGTTTAAGGGTATTACAGGTTCGGTTATAAGACTCTTCCCTAGACTCTTGTTGGCCTCTGATGCGTTCCTACAGGATATTAACTATCGTGGGTTTGTCTCTGCAAGGGCTACTGATGATGCCTATGAGGAAGGTGTTAAGAAAGGTTTAAAAGGAAGTGAGTTAGACGCATTTATAAATAATCAGGTTAAAACAAAACTTGATGAAGCTTATGACACCTCTCTACGTGAACAAACAGTTGATGCTGTCTACCGTAAAGGTGTAGCTAAGAAACTTAAAGGCGAAGAGTTAGAGAACTGGGTTGCTGATGAATTAGTTAAAAATGAGAGTGGTTTATTCTCTTATAATGATCAAGGAGCCATCGAATACTCTAACGATATTCTCTTTAAGAAAGAGTTTAGTGGTGCAGGGTTACTGTCAGGCAGTGCTAAGAAGTACGAGAAGTTTGTAAGAGAGTGGCCTGTAGCTAAGTTGCTGTTAAACCTGTTCTGGAGAACACCTGTACGTGTATTTGAAGAAGGGATACGTCTTACTCCTGCATTGAACGTGCTGTCTACGCAGAAGTTCAGAGATGATCTATTGGGTAAGAATGGTAACAAAGCCATGCTACGTGCAAGAGGTGAGATGTTACTAGGACAAGCGTTGACAATGGAAACTATGACGATGTTGGCTGCTGGTACTATTACTGGCGCTAATGACCCGGAGCATCCTTACTCTATTCAGTTACCTGATGGTAGTTGGTGGAGTTACAGATTATCTGATCCTATCTCTACACCTATCAAAATCATAGCCAACACTATGGAAAACTATCAGATCCTTTTATTGCGTCAACAGCAAGAAGGTATTACTGATAAAGGGGAGCTTGAGCGTTTTTGGGAAGATGCTACCAGACCTATGTCTGCGGCCTTAGTTGGTTTAACGACCACTATAGCCGATGCTAGACTTCTTACAGGGTTCTCTCAGACCTATGAGGATGTCTTTGGCCCTGCGGGTCTTATATCACAAGCAGTAAATGACCCAACAGATGAAGATAAACCTATTCTTACGAAGAAGTTTTTTGACGTTGTTGGGGCTATGTTCCCCCGTCAGATTTACAAACTGTATGAGTTTGAAGATCCTACACGATACCAAACAGCAAGCTTTGAGCAACTGTTGAGGAAACAAGGTCTTCCCTATCACCATGCACTAGAAGAGTATGCAGATCCTTTGTTACAGCAGCTAGGTATTGACCTTGATATTGATACTTTCAAAGCCAAGCTAACACCTTCTTATGATGTAAATGGTATGCCTATCACTAACCCTGACCCTATGGCCTCTAATATAATCTTTAATGCAACACAAGAAGAGGAGTTTAGGAAAGGTTTAAATGAAACCCAAATCTTTAACAGAGAGAAAATGTTTCAGTTAGGCCTAGATGCCAACACATACTTCTATCATCCTTATCGTTACAAGAAAGGATATGGAGAGGAAGACTTAAGGACTCTTTATGCTCCCGCTACTAAGAACAGACCAGAAGAGAGTTACATGAGTAGATGGATGCACCACTACCGTAGCCTTAGACCTGATCTGGAGATTAAAGAGGTACTTATGGATGATAGTATTGCTGTAGGTACTCCCTCTAATAGCCCCAAAGTAAAAGAGATAAGGGCAATCATGCGCGATTATAAAGAAGAAGCGTGGGATATGTTAGCGGAGGAAGTCCCTGACGTAATGGATAGAATAGAAGAGAAGGAAGATATTAAATCAGCAACAGAAGATGGTTTCTTCGACATATTAAAATAGGAAAACAAAATGGCACTTTCATATATTGAATACGCTGGTGATGGTACTCAAGCTACCTACACAACGCCAAAGTATCTACAAGAAGACCACTTGGTAGTTGCAGTGGATGGAGAATTAAAAAGCTCCCCCACTGACTACAATGTATTAGGGGAGACTGTGACTTTCGTCACGGCTCCTGCTAATGGAGCGGAGATCCGCATAGGTCGTCAAACCAGCCAAAACTTAAGGCTTAATGATTACCAAGACGGGTCTCTGATGACTGCTGACGTACTGGACGATGACGCTAACCAGTTATTTTATATGGCACAGGAGGCGATTGATACTGCCTCTGAGGTCAACTTTGCAGCCTCAACGTTCTATGTAGCTTCTGGCACCGCACCTACTAGCCCTTCTTTGGGCGATCTCTGGTATGATACTACTAGCAAAGTCCTTAAAATTTATAATGGTACTGGTTTTGAACTAACTATTCCTGAAAACGAGACCGAAACCTTTACTACCTTCACTGATACTGTTATTGGGGGAGGTAATTATAGTTACATTGAAGTAGATGACGTTAATGTTAATTGTTTTGTCTTCTTAAATGGCGTGAAGCTAGTAAGAGATACATCATTCCCAATAACAACAGCAGATTATTTCATTGCTCTTCAGAGCAATAGAATATACTTTGAAACCTTAGCGGCCTCTGATGTTGTTCAGGTTACTAATAACTATTCTGTTATTAATTATAACGATGACAGTACTACAGGTGTTGACAGTACTGAAGTTGTTGTAAACCCTTACTCTAATCTAAGAAAATATTTATCGTCTGTGCCAACAAATTTAGATATAGAAATGGCTCGGGTTGACTCTTTTATAGGTGGTACAACTTGGCTTTACCGTACACAGAACTTTGGAGTACGTTTCGGCAACGCCCCAAGCCAGAATATCGTTCAGGGTTCTTCCTTAAATTTTACCGAAATTATTGCAACAATTAACCATTCCGGAAATAAGTTTAGGTTTATCCAGAAAATCTTAAATATAGGTGATATTGATGTTAAACTACGCCTCGCTTCTGGTTTCACTAATCTTATATTCGTAGCAAGTGACGGAACGATTACAGAAAATTCATTTGATGTAGTCATACCACCGGGACATTCTTGTAGTGTGGTAAGGCTCCACACAGATAACACCTTACCATATGGAACTGATAACACTGCGATTGTTTGGGAGGCATCTTCTGGTGTTTACAAAGCAACGAGTTAATACAAAATAAGGTGGTATAAAAATGTTGAAGGTAAGAGAGTTTGTATGTCCTTGGTTATTTGGGAAGTACAGAATAAAAGCCAAAGCAATAGTTCTATACCCCTTTGTATTTTATAGAAGCGAATTAAGTAAGTTTCTTTTTAGAGAGCACGAGATGGTGCACGTAGATCAAGTAAGACGATTAGGTTGGTTTAAGTTCTACATCTCGTATCTCATAGAACAGTACAGAGTAGGGTATCAGAACAATAAGTTTGAAGTAGAAGCAAGAGAGAAAGCGGGAATATAGCTAACTGATATGGCTATAAGAAGCAAACCAAAATTTAAACGATAGGAAAAACTAAAATGGCACAATTAATATCAGCAACGGCTTATAACCCAAGGATGGGTGACGGTTCTCATGGAGTAATCCAAGTGGTAATTGGAAGCGGTGAAACAGTTACTATTCAAGGGAGTCTTAATGGTACTGATTATGTAACTATTGAAACTGTTACGACGGACATGCTTAAAGAGATCGTCTTAACACCTTATGTGAAATACATAGTTTCAGGTGGTACGCAATCCAAGGTATTCATTGACGAAACTCGATAGGGGGTAACGTGGCTCCTCAAGTAACAAAGTATGCAGGTTTCCCATGATAAAAGATATTATAAAAGACCTTACAAGGCCTATAGTATATTCTGATGATGTTGCTCTATCTGAAGATACTTTCACTATTAATTCAGAGCAAGAAGTAACAAAATCAACTAGCAACGGATATGCAGACGGAGTTATCTCACCCCCTGATGCGCAACTAGGCTCTATTTCGCCTACTTCTAATCAAGTACACACAGATGACTCAGTACAGCACTCTGTAGTTGCCTTCTTTGACCATACCGATCAAAATAGTAATGAGTTGTTTATTGTCAGAATTACGGGCCATACTTCTGACAGTGGGTGGGTAAATTTATCTTTTGATGGCCACATATTTGCTAGAGTTAACGCGACTTACTCATTATCAGGTACTACGTCAATTTGGACATGGACTAGCCCTAGCACTTTCCCGCTCATTGATGGAGCGAGTGAAGACTCAATTAACGTAACATGGAGATATTAATATGGATGTATTTAGTCATAACGGTTTAACTACTTATATTGTCAATAGCCTAGAAGAAGTAACTAGCGTCTTAGACTCTGAAGTCTTTAAACAGGGTTTAGAACATGCTGAACAAAAAAGAGACACCTTTATTGCGGAAGCTCAAACTAGGATGGAGAAATACTTTCTTTCTGATAACTTCCCCTATAACCACATGGAAAAACCTACGTTTCACAGTATGGTGTCTAAGTCTATGGATGTTATATCAAAAAGTAATAAAGGGTACTTCTTCTTATTTGTGGAAGGGGAGTCTATAGTTGCTCTTTGGTCTTGTGCTGTTAATAAAAATACAACAGCCTCTTATGGTTGGGCATATTTTTTAGGCGCTTTAGAAGACCTAGGTGGATATACATGGACTAATGATGCAGTCGCCCATGAGAAGAAACTGCTCAACGCTATAGGCTGTGATCGTTGTGTCGTACATATTAATAGTAAAGGTCAAGACATAGACGTAAGAATACCAAGATTAGTAGAAGAAGGTTTAGTAGAAATAGTGTCTACCAAGCCGAACTCTTTAAACGATAAACAAATTAGCGTGACACTAAAGTATTTATAACATGACAGCCGCAAATATCGTAACAGATACACCATAAAAGAGAGGAGCCTAGAGGTTCCTCTGCTATATTCACTTTTAAAAGGAAACTCATTATGACTAAGGCAAGAACCTTAGCAAGCTTTGATTCGTCAGGGGTACTCACGAGTACCTCTACGTTAAACCCTGCTAATCTTGATGACACTGGTACACTCCCTTTAGCACTCATTACAGGCCTTGGCGATTTTTTTGGCAATGGACAAGGCGTACCTAGTGGGCACTACACGTTAGTGGATGTTGCAGATTATCAGGAAACAACTGTATACCAAGCATTTCAGACCACTGATATGTTTCAATGTACTGACAAAAGCCTTACCTTCACTACCACTGACCAAGCTAATGGGGATGATGTAATTTTAATACACGGTTCTCTTAGCGCGCAAAATGATCTTTATGATCTTAACGGTTATGGTATCTATATGGTTCATAGCACTGATCCAACTTTTGCAACTTACAGTACAACCTTGCAAACAGGTAGATACGGTGAATACTTAACGGGAGCTGGAGCTGGCTATACTGACCATACAAACACTACAGGGTTTGCTAAACTAACTGGATTAGTAGCAAACACTCAATACTACGTTAGGATGTATGCAATGACATGGATCCCTGAGTTCGGCCAGATTAACATAAACGCAGACGGTTATGGCACCTCTAGTAGCGTTAGGCATGGCGTAATAGCGCAACAGTTTATGAAAAATCCACCCTACACACCCCCCTTATATTAAGCATAAAGGACAACTAAATGGATGACTTAAAACAACAAGTAGACCGCTTGGAATGGCGTATTGATCTACACGAAGAACAACTAGCGACTCTACAGAAGAACGCAGTGGTTTTTAAAGATCAGTTAGATGCTATTAATCAGTCTTTAATGCAAATCAAATGGTTTGTCGTGGGCGGTGTTATCTGCTGGCTGAGTGAACAACTAGGTCTACTTGGTATTCTTAAATTAATAGGAGTGTAACCATGGGCGTTACAGACCTCATAGCAGGCATCTTTAAACCTGCTGCTGATTTAGTGGATGCACTACACACAAGCGACGATGAACGATTAAAAGCTAAAGGACACTTATTGGATGTCCAAGCGGCAGCTATGCAACGTGTGTTTGATTACGAAAAAGAAATGATTAAAGGCCAACAAGCTATAGTGTCCTCTGAAGCAAAGAGTGAACATTTCATCGTTGCAGCTTGGCGGCCTATAACAATGCTTACCTTCTTAATACTTGCCGTAGGGGACTCTCTAGGGCTTCTAGCGACACCTCTAAAAGATGAGGCATGGGTGTTATTACAACTTGGATTAGGTGGCTATGTCGTTGGACGTAGTGGTGAGAAGATAGCTAAAGTGATGAAAGGTTAATTATGAAAAATAAATTAGACGAGTTACACGATGGTGTTACCAAAGAACTACTGGCAAGAGTTGAATCAGGGAATGCCACCTCTGCTGAACTCTCAGTAGCTGTAAAGTTCCTTAAGGATAACGGAGCGAGTAACGATATAGTTACTGCTGAATCACCTATGGCAAGTTTATTAACTGCCCTGCCTTTTGAGGAGGCTTCTCACTAATGCGTAACTATAAAAAAGAATACGCTAACTACCAAGGCAAGCCAGAACAAATAGCACGTAGATCATCTCGTAATAAAGCCAGACTTAAAATTAAGAAGGCTAAGGGTACTGCTGCTGTCAAAGGTAAGGACGTAGATCATAAAGATCGAAACCCTAAAAACAACAGTATGTCAAACCTTCGCATCTCTAATGTGAAGAAAAACAGGAGTCGTAATGGATAAGCTAGACCCGAGGTTGGAAGACTTTAGGAATTTTTTATTCCTAGTCTGGCAGCACCTTAACCTACCTGAGCCTACACCTGTTCAATATGATATTGCTAACTTTATACAACACGCCCCACGAAGATCAATCGTCGAGGCGTTTCGGGGTATAGGTAAGTCTTATATTGCTGCCGCCTTTGTCGTTCACCAGCTTCTACTTGATCCCCAGAAGAAGTTTATGGTTGTCTCAGCCTCAAAACAACGTGCCGACGATTTTTCTACGTTTGCTCAACGTTTAATTCTTGAACTCCCAATATGCCAACATCTCATTGCAACAAATGAGCAAAGGTGGAGTAAGATTGCGTTTGATGTAAGACCAGCACTGGCTAGTGGTAGCCCTTCTGTTAAATCAGTAGGTATCACTGGCCAGCTCACTGGTAGCAGAGCTGATGTAATTTTGGCTGATGACGTGGAAATTCCCAACAACTCCATGACACAGGGAATGAGAGATAAACTAGGCGAAGCTGTAAAGGAATTCGACGCTATATTGAAACCTGAAGGAAAGATTTTATATCTAGGGACACCTCAGTGTGAAATGAGTCTTTATAATACACTCACAGAGCGAGGCTACAAGATGAGAGTGTGGCCAGCTCGCTATCCTAGCGTAGAATACGCTGAGAAGTCGTATGGGGAACGTTTGGCTCCTAACCTATGGGATGATATGGGTTCTTCAGAAAACCCCTTAGACGGCCAACCAGTAGATCCTAAGCGATTTGACGATGATGACCTACTAGAACGTGAGCTATCTTACGGTCGTTCAGGGTTTGCCTTGCAGTTTATGCTCGATACAAGCTTATCAGACATAGATAGATACCCTCTAAAGCTCTCAGATATGATGGTTATGTCTATAGATAAAGACAAGGCACCCGAGAAGCTCGTGTATGGCGTTATGAAGGAAGTTAAAGAACTCCCTAATGTTGGCCTTAGTGGAGACAAGTTCTTCGCTCCTGAAGCTTCTGTTGGCTCCTACGTGGAATATGACGGGTCAGTCCTTGTTATTGATCCATCAGGTAGAGGTCAAGATGAAACAGCCTATGCTGTTGTTAAGATGCTTAATGGTTACTTATATGTTGCCGCTTGCGGTGGTATAAAAGGGGGTTATAGCGAACACACGCTAACCAAACTGGCTCATTTAGCTAAAGACCATAAAGTAAACATGCTCCTGATAGAAAGTAACTTCGGTGACGGGATGTTCACAGAACTGATTAAACCTATTCTGAAGAAGATATACCCTGTTACTATCGAAGAGGTGAGACATAGTAAGCAGAAAGAATTACGTATTATTGATACACTAGAGCCTGTTTTAAATCAGCACAAGTTAATCATAGACCCTAAAGTCATCCAAGAAGACTTTGACAGTGTTCAACACCATCCAACGGAGAAAGCTCAGAAGTACATGCTTACCTATCAGATGACCCGTATAACAAAAGAGCGGGGGTCTCTAGCACATGACGATAGGTTGGATGCTCTGGCTATGGGTGTGGCTTACTGGGTAGAACAGATGGCAGCAGATGTTGATATGGAAATGCAGGAAAGAAGGAATCAAGCTCTACTTTCTGAGTTGGATAGGTTTTCTAGTGGTTATAATGTAAACTCACAACCGAGGGCTAATACGTGGATATAGATCAAGTACCTATAGTAAGACTAACTTGGCAGGATGCCCAAGACAGCAATGGATGCTGGACTACCATTGAAGATATTATTGAGCATGAACCAGCTATCTGTCAGGAAGTAGGGTGGTTAGTGGTTAATGATGCCGATAAGGTTGTCATAATGAGGTCTAGGATCGTTGAAGATGAGCTAGAAACAGGGGGAGGACACATCGCAATACCCAAAAGTTGGGTCATAAAAATAGAAGAATTAACACCAAAGGTAACTTCTTGATATACATGAGTTATCTCGAAGGTTCCCCTATAGGGAAGACCCCCCCACCCCCCGTTCACATATACTATAGTATATACTTAAGTATACTTAAGGTATCTTAAAGAATATCTTTAAGTATACTTTAAGTATTGATGAAATTCATTAGGAGTCTTTGGGATGACTATAGATAACTACCTACCGGAGCCTATATATGAAATTAATACATGCCAGATGTAGGGCAATCTTAACAGCTCTTGCTACAGTGCTCTTATTAACTAGCTCTGTAGTAATGACACAAGCACAAGGACTCACAGTTCTAAGAGATATAGGTTTCTATTGGAATCCTGCTATATGTGTTGATACTTGTGTAGGAGGTGTGGCTGGCTACCGCCTCTATACTGCCAGTGGAGAGTTACTTGTAGACACCTCTGATACAGTTTATGTTTCTTTAGGATACCCTATCGTTGTTGGGGAACCCACAGGCTTCTACGTAACAGCTTATAATGGGTCTGGAGAGGGAGCACCCTCACCACTTGCCTTCATTGAACTTGAGGGCACTCCGCCTGTTATGGGAACTCTTACAGTTATCTTTGAGTAAAGTTAGTTATTCTACTTCTACCGGGAGGTGATCTTAAATCTATCTGACAGCCGCCTCTGCTTACGCAAGCGGTTGTTCTTAATTTTGGAGAAAAAATCTGAGGTGGTTATCGTATAAAGCGCTTGTGAAAATTCCCCCCTCGGCCATGCTTAATTTATAGGCGTAGGCCACACCTAAGGCCACAAAACAGTATTAAAGGTTGCAACGTAAGGCCGTACATCAGATTATTAAACAGATGCTGAAGGTTCTTTGGTGTTTTTAAAAGTTGGCATGATTCTTGCATTGGTCTGTGTTTGTGTTCTTATCTATTTTTTTAATTATTGTTAACTATTCACACTCAAGAACCCTTGCAATTACTAAAATCGTATGCTTTAATTATCACAAGTCGAAGCAAACATATTTCTTAACATTACTTAAACGAGGCATAAAACCATGAACTGGGACACTATAAACCAGCGTTGTGAATCCACACCATTTAAAAGTATTACTTTAGGGAATCAATACCGGCTAGAACTGTATTGTTCAAAGAATAGCGGCACATATGGACATCAAGTCTATTATACGCTTGTTGACAATGACGGCACGGCAGATACTGTCTTCTATAAGACTGACGGTTGCGGCTACTGTAAAGAGAGTAAAGCTTTAGAAAATGCACTAAGGCATATAGGAAAAGCGCCTAGGGGTGTGCGCGTAGGCAGCGAATCTATCCCGTATCAATTTAAAGTAGGCGGCAACTATTACAAGGTACTTCAAAAAGACATGCTCAAATTCGAATAATTTACATTGTTTGTTAGATAGTCATTAGTAATAATGGCTATTAATAGAAACAAGGTAACAACCAATAAACCACCTATAGGTGCTAAAATGAAACTACAAGTGTCACTAATTAAACTTATGCATAGCGACAAGCTAACCACTACCGCTAAAAAATGGGCTATTAATAACTGGCAATACCTTAGCCAAACCAACACGCCATTAATTAATGTAAATAGCAGCGCTAAAGTTGTTAAAGGCGAAAAGCTTAATATTTACACTGGCGTTTTATACCTTAAACCTGCCGACAGTGTAGCAAAACAAACCATATGCCCAGCAGCAGGCAAGGCGGGATGTAAGGCGGGTTGTTTAGAAACCAGCGGCCTATTAGGTATGAAAATAGGAGACAATGCAAAGATAAAGCGCACTATCTGTTATCTGTTGGAAACTGAACGGTTTGGAATTGAATTGCGAAAGGAAATAAACAAGCACTATAAAAAACATAGTGAAGCGCTTACAATCCGTTTAAACGGTACAAGCGATATTGATTTTAGCGCCTTAATTGCCTCAATGCCCTATATACAATTTTATGATTACACCAAAATTTACTATCGTGTAAAAAATAACCGCCTTAAAAACTATGATTTAACCTATAGCGGCAGCGCTAACAATGATTTGGTTATTAAGCATACTGCACGCGCTATCAGAGATGGAAAGCGGGTTGTGCTTGCAATGAATACGGCAGAAACTAAAGGTGAGTGGAAGCGGCCACAATTAATAGGTGATATACCATTAGTTGACATGGACGAAACCGATGTTCGCTTTAAGGATGCAGCCAATGCAATTGGTACTCTCAAGCGCAAGGGTAGCTCCAAAACAGAACGCAAGGCAGATAGCACTAAAAATGGATTCTTTTTCAATGAATCAACATTTAACCAATTAGTAGCAATGTTATAATTGCCAATTAATACCAAACTATTGGAATAAACAATACTTAACATAAGACAGGTATCTACTAAACTATAAACTATCAACTAACTAACTAAACAGGTGAAATGATGGATACAGTAAGCTCGATTATTTACGCACTAGAAAAAAAGAAAAACACAGTTACACTACACAACGGAGAAGTGACTGAACGTAAGCTTGTATTTTCTGATATTAATGACAGAGAGTATTGCATAAGCATATTAAGAAACACAATAAGATTAATTGAGTTAAACATGTACGATACAAACGCGCTAGTAAGAGATAAGCACAGGATAGCACAAGCTATTAATACACTAAAAGATAAGGCAAAGTTATATAAACTACGACTCAACCAAATACTCAATGACGCTCAAAGACAACGTGAGCCTGTCTATTGGGCGACACTAAAGCAAGGTGAACTACTTGCAAAGAAGCTATAAAGACACTCCTGTTCTCATTAACACACTACCACAGGCTATACAGACTGGTCTGTGAGTGTTTCGGACACTAGGTAAACTACAACAGGTGATATTATGAATAAAGACAAACCAGTTATTGATGCGTTAAAGACACATTTATTATTTTTAGCAACGGGAGAAATAAAACCTCGCGATGTCGGCTCTGGCCTATGCTATGAAATAAATTTTTGTTTTACTTATAAGATAGACGGTGTTTATTTCGACATACGGTCGCGCTTCATTGATAAATGTATGAAGGCTTGGCCTTTGCACTCCGGAGATCCACTCTACCCTATCGCGTTTGGCGGTGAAAGAGGTGTTTGGCTATATGAGAATACTGATGATCTGTGGGGTGAAGATGAATACGGAGATCTGCGGAGATCTTTGTGTTTTTGGTTATATGAAAACCTTGAGGATTATCTGTAGAAAGTACAAAGGTCGGAATTGCCAACTATTACCACAATTAATACTGTATTTATTTTTTTAACTGTTCCATAATTACTTTAACACTAACGCACCACAACAAAGAGACTAAAAACCATGTTAAACTTAATCAGTAAGATCAAACCAAGCACAGCAAATAACATTATCAAACTCGCAGCAAGGGTAGCTGAAGAGCTTGGCCATACTGTACGAAAAGACAAAGATGGGGCATGTCGTTACTTTATCCAAACCGATAACAGTCATTATATTATTTCAGCGCGTAGTAGAAAGAAAAGGGAAGTAAAAACTACAACAGGCACAACATATAAAGCACATCATGCTGGCTATATGTCTTTCTATAGAGAGTTGAGTAATGCTGAACGACTAATGTCTGATATTCCACAACGTGATGAGGGTTAAAACAATGACTGGTAAAGGCGACAAGCAACGGCCTACGGATAAAAACAAGTATGATACAAACTATGACAAAATCTTTGGGGCTAAGGTTAATAAAGACACACAACAGCTTTCTATAGACACATTAATGGATGCTATTTCAATAATTGAAGATGTAGATATTTCGTCAGAGAATAAAACAACAGGTAACACTTTTAAATAACTTTATAGAGGTAATATAAGACATGAACACACTAGACCTAGCATTGGAAAATTTATCAGATGACTGGAGACCGGCTGAACTAGGAGATGAAAAACCATTCACTTGGGGCGATAAAGAATACTTATACATGTGCAATTATACAACAGGAGAACACGCTTATTATAATATTACAGATGATACTTTCGTCCCTAATGGCGAGTTCAACTGAATATTTATCCACAAGAGAAATAAATCCTCAACCCAAGTCAATTAAAAAAGGTGATTCATTTTGAATCATCTGTTGACTTACAAAGTATCCTATGTTTTATCGGTTGCGTAATTATTACGATGTAGATATAAATATAATTTGACTTAAGGGGATTAATATGTTTTTTAGGTTAGGTAAGAATGAGTTCTGTTTTTATCGCAGTTTTTACGGTGTAAGTCTTTTACCACAGACTTTCTCACGTAAAACAAAGTATGGGTTTGATTTTTATATATCGTGGTTAGGAGGTTGTATTGGTTGGTCGAGGATTAGAAAAGAAGATAAAGTTAATTCAAGAATTTCGCAAAGTTGACCCTTTCATTAGTTCGCAAACTCTATTTGCTTTTCTTTATATAGCACAACAAACATATTTTAGGGCAGAGAGTTTACGTGTGTTAGACGTTGGTCACGAGATGGATACAACTAGCGCAAGCGCAAGCCGTAACATGGCATTACTTGTGAAATATAACTTGATCGCACTGTATGAAAATCCTGAGAAAAGAATTGAAAAGTTTATTAAATTAACAAAGCAAGGTAAACTACTTGCAAAGAAGCTGGAGGCATTATGAATAATCCATACGACGTTGCTTTAAATGTAGTGTCTATTTTAATTATTGTATATTTAGCAGTTGAGGTTATGAGAATTCTATGAGTGTACAACCTAGAGGTAAATCTTACCAAGCGTACGTGTCAGTAGATGGACACAAGGCTCGAAAGTCTTTTCCTAATTTAGCTGATGCTGAATTATGGGAAGCACAGGCAAGACACGCCCTCAAACGTGGTCTGCTACCACCATCACATATTAACTCCGATACGGGAGTATCTTCGGCTTGGTCGCTAGGTAAGTCACTAGACGAAGCATACGAAACATTATGGGAAGGTACAAAGAGCGAAGATCATGTGCCAAGTACCATGAAGTGTTTAACTAAGTGGTTCGGACACAAAACACCAGTAAGTAAGATAGATACTCAACTTATCAAAGGTTATGTACAGATGATGAAGAAGCAAGGCAGGGCGGGCGGTACAATCAACCGTCACCTCTCTTGCTTACGTCAGGGATTACTTATGGCAGTTGATAACAATCAATTATCTGAGTTGCCTAAGATACACAGACAGAAGGAAGCCAACCACACTGTTAAATGGTATCGACCAGAACAGGAGAAGCTATTACTTGATACTCTCTTAGAAATGGGTGAGGATTATATTCACGATGCAGCAGTTGTTAGCCTTGATACAGGTATGAGAGCTAGTGAGTTGTTGAAGTTTGATCCAACACCCATACCTATTGGTAACAAATGGGGACTGATGATACCTGACCGCAAGAACGGTGACGATTTACTGCTCCCGGCAACACAACGTACCTTAGAGTGTGTTGAACGCACTCCGTTCGATAAACACCCAAGACAGTTTAGAAGGCGCTGGAAAAGGTTGCGAGATCGTACAGGTATGCAAGATGCAATATGGAAAACATTCCGTAGTACTTGCTGTAGTAAATTAGTCATGGGCGGCATGGATATATTTAAAGTTAAAGAGTGGATGGGCCATCGCAACATCCAAACAACAATGAAGTATGCTTACCTAGCACCTGAAGGTTTGTTAGATGGCATCAACATACTAGAGGGTAAATAGATGTGTCCTTTTTGTGTCCTAATGTGTCCTAAACAGGGGACACAGTGAATCAAAACATTAATAAGTGTGGGGTTTTTAAAAACGACATCGGTTTCCTAATCCCATACATACTATCTACGCATCCGATGTTATTGGCTGTAGATATAAAGACACACGTACTAAATTCTATGGTACACTTACTCCGTAATCGTAGTTAGTTATGGGTAAGGACACATATACTCCAATTTATCTACCGTATAGAGGTATAGACATGGCAACAATCAACGAGCAAATTGATTTAGAATATCAAATGGTTCAGTCAGGAATAGATAGATTTAATAAACAACTAGATGATCTTCTACAAAAAGATTTAGGGTCGAGAACAAAACACGGACGTACTATCATCAAGGGGATTGTGCAGCCAGTTGAAGAAGCTATTAGAGCTTTAGTTAAAGATAAAACACAAAACAGAAATATTACCAAAAAACTTATACAGAATATGAAGGCTGATCAGGTAGCCTACTTGTCTTTAATTAGTTTAATTGATAACATAGCATCCAAGACGACATTGCTGACTGTAGCCCGTAACATTGGGGTACAAATAGAAACTCAAAAACGCTTAGAGCAATGGCTTAAACTTCAAGATGGTGTAGCGGATAACATGATCAAAGAAGCTAACAAGAAATCAGATAAAGGCTTTGATCATAAACGTCACGGGCTTAATCACAAGATGAAGTTGGATGATATAGAAATACCAAACTGGACTAATGAAGAACGTGTTCATGTAGGAATTAAAATGATTGATCTTATTATAAGCAGCACCGGCATAGTTAAATTAGATAAACGTATTAACAGAAACAAAACAGTTTGGCATGTCGCCCCCACAGAAGAGACAGCAGCTTGGATAAAAGCTTTTAACGATACCAATTCAGTAGCGTTGCCGAGATATAGCCCATGTATTGTGCAACCTAAAGACTGGGAAGGGTTCTGGGGCGGTGGTTACTACTCGGACCATATAAATAAGTTACCTTTCGTGAGGGTGCATACATGAGAAAAGCAGCTAAAGATTACATAGCTAAGATTGAAGAGCTAGACCTCTCATTAGAGTATCAATGTGTTAACGCTCTACAACACACTCCTTGGCAAGTGAATGCGTTTGTGGTTGATGTCTTGCGTACTTGTTGGGACAGTGGGCAAGAATGGGTGGGTTTACCTCCAAGAGATAACTTAGATTTACCTAAGTACCCTTTTAGTAAAGAACCTAAACACCTCAACGAAGAGGAGATGTTACAGTTTAAAGCATTTAAAGCTGCCCGTAACAAGGTACACACCATCAACAATAAAAGCATGTCTAAACGTATTCAGGTCGAGAGAACTATCCAGATAGCAGAGGAATACAAAGACATAGGGAACATGTGGTACGTGTGGCAGTTAGATTTCAGGGGGCGTAAGTATCCAGTAGAATCTTTTTTGTCCCCACAGAATGCTGATTACTCTAAAGCATTACTAGAGTTTGCTAATACAGCTACTATCACGACCTCCGAGGAAGCCCAATGGTTAGCCATACACGGAGCTAATGTATTTGGAGTAGATAAAGTAAGTTTAGAAGATCGTGAATTGTGGGCGTACATGAATGCAGACAATGCCATAGCTGTTTATAATGATCCGCTAGGTAGTAAGTGGTGGCAAGAAGCGGACAAACCTTGGCAAGCTTTAGCGTGGTGCAAAGAGTGGGCAGAATACAACATCGCCAGAGCTAACGGGAAGCCATATGAAACACGTTTACCATGTGCAAGTGATGGCTCATGTAATGGCTTGCAACACCTCTCTGCGATGCTCAGGGACTCTGAGGGCGGGCGTTCAGTAAACCTTACACCTAGTAAACAACCCCAGGACATTTATGCTGATGTAGCAAAGAGAGCAACGGAGCTATTAGAGCAAGAAGATACAGAGTTGGCTAGGCAATTACTACGAATGGGTATTGATAGGAAAATATGCAAGAGACCTGTAATGATTGTTCCTTACAGTGGTACACGTCACGCTTGTAGTGCTTATATAGCTGAAGCTTTGTCTGATAAGTATATGGGTAATAACCCTTGGGATGATGATTTCTTCAGACCTGCACGTTACTTGTCAGGTTTTGTCTGGCAAGCAATCAACGAAGTCATACAATCAGCACATGAAGTAATGAATTATATTAAAAGTATTGCTAAACTGTATTGTGCTCACAATAAACCATTTGAGTGGATAACTCCTACAGGGTTATTAGTGCGACAGGCGTACATCAACACGAACAAGTTACGCATTAAGACTCATTTAAGCGGCTCCGTTGTTAAATTGAATTACAACCAGCCACTTGAAAACGAAATAGACAAGAAGAAAAGCGTGTCGGGAAGCAGTCCTAACTTTGTTCATTCATTGGACGCTGCGGCATTAACTTTTACAATAGACAAATGCTTAAAAGAAGGAGTTGTGGATTTTGCAATGGTTCACGACAGCTACGGCACACATTCTCCCAACATGCCTTTATTAAACATGAAGTTAAGAGAGGCTTTTGTCGAGATGTATAAAGAACATGACGTACTGCTAAATCTCTACACACACGCAGTTACTTCATTAGGGGATCAAGCAGTTATCCCACCACCACCAAAGCGAGGTACGCTGGATATAGAGGAGGTCTTGTTAAGTGATTACTTTTTCGCATAATCTCGAAGGTTCCCCTATAGCCACCCCCCCCGTTCATATTAACTATTAAGGAAACATAAAGTATGGCTAAAAATATATTAGTATTAGAAGGCACAGCGCTTTGGGCGAAGGTCTTTGAACCAGATACAAAGTTTAACCCTTTGGGTGACTATAGTATCAACCTGCAAATGCCCGTAGCGCAATCTGTAGCAATGAGTGAGCAACTAGAAGGTATAGTTCAAGCTAAGTTCAAGGAGGCAGTGAAAGATGACCCCCGTTTAAAGAACACGCTGACCACTCAAGAAGTATGCCAACCAGTCTTTGACCGAGATACAGGTGATGACACAGGTAACGTAGAGTTTAAGTTTAAGTTAAAAGCTAAAGTGCAGAGGCGTGATGGTACGCACTACGAGCAACAACCTGCTGTATTAGACTCAAAGAAAGTTCCGATGTCCAATGACATTCTTATAGGCAATGGTTCACGAGTGAAGGTAGCTTTTGAACCTGTTCCTTATGTAATGGCAAGTACGAAGAAAGCTGGTGTATCTTTACGATTAAAAGCAGTTCAAGTAATTGACCTAGTGGAATACGGTAATAGTGTCGCTAGTGTCTTTGACGAGGAAGACGGTTTCGTGGCTCCTCCGCCAAGCGAAGCCGCTAACAACTCTGTATCAGCAGAGGAGTTAGACGATGCCGTTGACTTCTAGGAGTACACTTGAAGAACGGGTCCAGAAGAACCTTGATGCCCGTGGGGTGGCTTATGAGTATGAACCTTGTAAGCTACCCTATGTGGTGGAACGAAACTACATTCCTGATCTTAAGATCAACGAGATGTACATTGAGGTGAAAGGTTACTTCCGACAAGATGCTCAACGTAAGATGAGAAGCATGAAGGAACAGCACCCTGACTTGGACATACGTTTTCTTTTTCAAAGAGCAAACAGCACAGTACAGGGTGCAAAGAAACGCAAAGATGGAACTAAGATGACTTGTGGTGAATGGGCAGATCGTCATGGTTTCATTTGGGCAGAAGAAATAATCCCAGAGGAGTGGCTTAAGTAATGCTAGAAACGGAGAGTGAATTTGTAATGCACACTCCATGCGATAAGTGTGGTTCGTCAGATGCAAATAGTTTGTATACTGATGGCCACACCTATTGTTTTGCGTGTAACACATACGGGCAATCCCAAGAGGAGGCAAAGGTGGTAGAGATTAAACCTGTAGATTTTTTAACAGGTACACATGAAGTTTTAATTAAGCGTTGTCTCACAGAAAAGACAGCGAAATTTTGGAATTATCAAGTAGGCACTTTTAATGGTCAGACAGCGCAGATTGCAAATCATAAAACCAAAGACGGTAAAACAGTCGCCCAGAAAATTAGAACAGCAGGAAAAGATTTCAGCGTCCGAGGGAACCTCAAAAAAGCAGGCCTGTACGGACAGTGGCTCTGGAGAGACAAAGGAAAGAGTGTCACCATCGTTGAAGGAGAGTTAGACGCGCTCTCAATGTCACAAGCGTTTGACCACAAATGGCCAGTAGTCTCTGTCAAGACAGGAGCAGCAGGTGCGAAGCATGACATTAAACAAGCTATAGAATGGCTTGAAGGTTTTGAATCTGTAGTCTTTATGTTTGATAATGACGAGGTAGGGCAGAAGGCAGCTCTTGAATGTGCTGCACTACTATCACCAAGAAAAGCTAAGATTGCAAGACTACCCTTAAAAGATGCAAGTGATATGATCATGGCAGGACGCACACCAGAGTTGATTGATGCGTTCTGGTCGGCAAAAGAATTTGCCCCTGATGGTATTATCAATGGTGTTGACTTATGGGAGGAAGTATCAACGGAGAAAGAAGTTTTCTCTACCCCTTACCCTTACTCAGGACTGAATGAGAAGATAGGGGGCTGTCGATTAGGTGAGATTGTAACAGTAACAGCAGGATCAGGATTAGGTAAGAGTCAGCTCACTCGTGAGTTTGCATATCATCTACTGAACGCAGGTGCTACCATAGGCTACGTTGCGTTGGAGGAATCCAGTAAACGCACAGCTCAGGGATTGATGTCCTTACACTTAAACAAGCTTGTGCATCTCGAAGATGTCCCAAAGGAAGAACTACGAGAAGCCTTTGATGCTACACTTGGCACAGGCCGTGTGTTTATGTATGATCACTGGGGTTCAACTGAATCTGAAAACCTACTAGGAAAGATACGTTACCTCGCAAGGGGGTGTGGCTGTCAGTACGTTATCCTAGACCATATCAGTATTGTTGTATCCGGTATCGAGGGTGGTGACGAAAGACGTATCATAGATAACATGATGACTAACCTTCGCTCGCTTACAGAGGAGTTAAACATAGGGTTGATTGTTGTCTCACATTTACGTAGACCAAGCGGTGACAAAGGACACGAAGAAGGTGTGATAACTTCTCTATCTCAACTTAGAGGTAGTGCTGCTATTGCACAACTAAGTGACATTGTGATAGGCTTAGAACGTAACCAACAGGATGCGGAAACATCCAATCAAACTACCGTCCGTGTTTTAAAGAATAGGTGGTCAGGGGAGACAGGAGTTGCAGGTCAATTAATGTACTCCAAAGAAACGGGAAGAATGTCTGAAGACGTTGTTCCAGAATTTTAAGCACTAACTACGGAGTGGATAATGAATTTAGTAAAACTTGAAATAGAGCGTGAAAGGTGGGGCAAAAACAAAGGGAAATACACGGGAAAAATTGTATTCGATAACGAACATGGAGAAGTTAGCTTGCGGCTGTCACCGGAGCATATAGAACAGATATTTAAGTTGTGCGCTGATGCGATAGTTGATACTTCAAAAGCAGCAGCTAAGGAAATGACTTGTGCCGTTATTGAGCACCAAAAGGCGATAGAAGAAGCCGTATAACCTTTGGCCATAAAAGGCGAGCGTAAGCGAGTCCAGCGAAGAATGAGCGATTTTTAATGGCGTTGTTATGCGCCGATACGGAGAAATAAAATGGGACATAGAGTTACACAAAGAATTTTAGAGTGTTCTATTTGCAATAAAACTCCAGACGATGGAGATTACCTTTGGGAAATGTGCGGCGAGTATTGGTGTGAAGATTGTTGCGACAAAGACCATGAGGCGGAAGAGATTCCGCAATTTAAAGGCACAACAGATGCGCTGAATAATCTTGGCGCATAACACTGCATTCAAAGGACGCAGGCGAACGTGTCTGCTGGCTATAATTGTTATGTGTGATTTACGGGAGGACTTATGAAGAAGATTAGAATGGTTGTAGAGATTGAATATGATGATGAAGT